GGTACTCTATGGTTGCCGCCAAGAGAAAGGCGATCACGGAAATGCCCAAACAATAATATAACTACAATAAATGACAAAACAAACAAGAAAGAATGCCGCAACAAATGCTTCGGCAAAGTCTCTCATTTACCTTCTACGCTCAGAAAGGTTGTATTGACCAACGGCACTTGGTGCAATTACTGAACCAATTGGAGCAGATTTCTGAGAAAGCATACCGCCTACACGCTGTAGTAATTCTGGACGTTGACGCAACAACATATCAATTGCCGCCTGTCCACCTTGGCTATAGGCCACAGGTACTCCTAATGCCGATGCTGTGCCAATTACAGGTTCAGAGAATAAGCCATAGCCACCACCTATTCCTAGCGCAATCCGACCTGTTTGAGATGCTCCCGTTGTGTCTCCAATGACTTCAAGTGCGGCATCCGAAATGTCTTGGCCTTTAGCCTTACCTTTAGCAAAAGAAGATTTACGTCTAGTTGGGTCTTGTTGGCGCACGGCAGTGGCAAATTGTTGCGGTGTGAATACGCCACTTTTTGCCCCAGAATTAGCTGCAGCCACATTGATTACAGACAAATCACTAAAAGCCGCATCAACTCTACGCAATGTAGGAGTTTGTTTGGGATTTTGGAAATACAGCTCTTTTTTAAGTACACCAAGAACATCGCTTAACGCATATCCAATTTCTTTTTCAGAAGCATTTGCACTATTAACATAATCGCTTGCTTTCTGTCGTAAATCACTCTCAATACCTTTGTATGTTTTACCATCAAGTTTTTGACCAGAAAACTTTCCAAACACGATGTTGTTTAGAGTTTCACTAACTTTTTGTCGTTGATTGGCATCTAATCCTTTGGCTTTACTTAAAGAACTAAGAATATCGCTTGTTGTTGCAAAATCTAAGTCAAATGATATTTTAGACAGAACATCATCATATTTATCAGATACTGTTTTTGAAGCATATTCGATTGCATCTCTACCAATTACATCAGCAGGAAGACTTAATTTGTCTTGTTTTGTTGGGTCACTTGCTTTAGCCAATGCTTTGTTAATTGTACTTTTGTTAAAATCAAACAATACACGCTGTTTTGCATTTTGAATGCTTTGACCAACTAAAGGAATATTCTCAGCAAATTCCTCAAGTGTCTTAAATTGACCACCAAGGGTTTGACCTGTTGTTGGTGTGATTCCCAGATCACGCATGGTCTTTTCTGCTTTAGAGACTAATGGGTTAAGCACACGACCCGCACCCGCAACTACTTTTTCACCAATAGGGCCAGTAACTGCACCTAAAGCAACTTGCTCAGTCTTTTGCTCACCAAATGTTCCTTCGCCAACTACAGGTTGCATAGCACCGCCAACAGCACCACCAGCGGCTGCTTGACCAACATTAGACAAACCTCTAGCTCTCGCTAATTGAGCTACACGAGCCGCAGGGACAAGACTAGCAGGATTAAGAATATTACCGCCCAAACGAGCTACATCGAATCCAGATTCTCCTGCTTTTGCACGTTGTGCTTGATAGCTTTGCTCTTCGGCTTTAGCCATCTCATCTACACGTTGTGCTTCTCTGTAAAGCAACTCACTCAATGAATTAGGCTTAGTTCCACCTAAACTGGCTACTGCACCTAAAGCACGAGGAATTATCTGTGCGCCTGCGGTGATAGGGTCTTTTAAACCCATCATAAAACCAGAGGAAGGTGCTTTAGCTTCTGGTTGAGTAGGCGTTGGTTGCAAAGAACTCTTAATTCTTGATAAAGCCGCATCTTCAGTCAAACCATCAGGCAACTCATAAGACACACCTTTGTATTCATAAATGGTAGCCATGATTATTTGTCCTTCAGCTTGATTGGGTTTTGTGGCGAACCTAGAGGCGCATTCATTGGAGTTGTTGGCAATGCTTCGCCTGCTTTACTAGATGCTTGCTTTTGAAGACGCTCGATATTCTTTTGAACTTTCTTTTCTGCGCTAACTAAAATACGCTTCATAGATTCAGGCTCAAGACGTTGATTTCCAGCAACAACGTTTTGCAGGTATTTAAGTTCTTCATTAGAGTCATTGCCACCAAACTGCTGCAATCTTGGAATAACAATCTCACCAATGTTAGCCATAAATACTTCTGTGTTTTCGAGTTTCTTTTGGTTGCCGATTGAACCAAGCGAAAATTTAGTGGCTGCTGCTTGTTCAGGGCCAAAAGCACCCGCATAAATTCCTTTGTTCAACAATAAAAGTGCGTCTTTATATGCAGTTTCCAATGAAAATTGATTTTCAATATTTGCTACATTTGTGCCAATTATTTCGCTTGCCTTTTTACCTGCCGCACCAGTATCTAAATTGATGCCACCGATAGTGACATTACCAGTTCCTTTGCCTGCGCCTTCAACCTTTTTAGTTGCGTATTCAAGCATACGTTTTTGGAAAGGTTCAGTGCCTGGTGTCAAACCTGCATCAATCAATGTTTTGGCAAACTCAGAGTATTTCTGTGTATCAGGGCCTTTATAGATTTCTGCACCAGTAGTTGTGTCCACTAAAGCGTTACCAACAACAACAGTCCTCTTAGACTTATCATCTAACTTATCTAGTTCAGCAAGTTGTGTTGTAAGTATGCGACTTGCACGAGTATTTTCTGGCGTAGACTCTTGCATTCGAAGTTGGTCAAGTTGATCTGTAATCCGAGCTTTCTCATTAGCAATCACAATTTCTTTAGGGACTGCTTGTTGACGCTCACGAGTAGCTTGAGCCAAAGACGCCTGACCTGCCGCCAAACGCTGTTGTGTTTGAGCCATCTCACTCTGTGCTTGACGAGCATACTGAGCCAAAGCCATAGCACCTTGTTGGTCTCCAGCTTGTGCCAACATCTGAGCACCTTTTAGGATGGACTCAGGATCAGTTTGGTCTATCTGTTGGGCAATAGTGTTTCTAGCACTAATTAACTTTAGTTGGGGGTCTTCTATTCCAAAAGCACCACCAATAGCATTACCAAGACCTCTAGCACCCGCATAGGTCATCGCTGCACCACGAGAAGCAGGGTCTAGTTGAGCAAGGTCAATACCCTCACGCAAAGCACTTCTACGCTGTTGCTCACCATACATTTGTGGGTTCATTCCAAACAAACCCGCTACGATATTTTCTGCCATGATGATTCCTTATAAGAACAAGCCAAGGTCTTGTCTGCCGTAATAGTTACCAGTACCAAATGTAGTTGCTGGTGCGCTCATAGCCGTTGTTGCTGGAACACCGCTAAACATTCCACCAACCACCTGACCGAAAGCATCAGAAGCGCCAACACCACCTAATAATGTGGCATAAGGATTGGTTGTTGCAGCTCTGCCAGTTGCCAAGGCAACACTTTGTTCAGCACCACGAAGTCCTAATTGACCAACATTAGCACCTGCTTGAGCAGTTTGTTGGGCAAGTCCTGTACTCATTGAGAAAGGTTGTTGTCCCAAAGCCTCAAGTCCAGTAATCTGTCCCATAGCAGTTGTATAAGGAGCGTAGGCGGCTTGTTGACCACCATAATATTGACCCATAGCTTGTGAGCCTTGACCCAATAGACCCGCACCAAACAACACATTTTGTTGACCATACTGTTGAGCATTAGCCGCCAATTGAGCCTCTTGTTGCGCCCTAGCGTTGTACAGAGCTTGTAGTTCAGGAGTGGTAGCACCTAAAGCACCACCTTGAGCAACCGCCAAACCACCACGACCTTGTTGTTGGAGTCTGTTTTGCAGATTAGCAAGTTCAAGTTCTCTGCCTGGTTGTAACAAAGCCATTTGTGAAGCAAGATAGTTCTTAGCAACGTCTTCAGGCTTTTCAGCAAGATAGCCTTGACCAAGTTTAAATAAGCTCTGAGCGCCTGTTTGCAGTGGTTCAAAGGCTTTCTGAGCGCCTTCTGCTTGTTGAATACCAGTTTCAGCCAACTTAACAAACCTATCTTGAGCCGCTTTAGCTTCAGGACTTAGCGTATATCCTGCGCTTGTTAATCGACCTGTTACTGGATCAACCGCAAACTGTGAAGAGCCAAACCGAGTAGTCATCCCAATAGGTCTAAACTGAGCAGCTGCTTTAGCCGCAGCAGTTTCAGTATCAATCATTGCCCTTGCTTTGTCAGCCGCTTCTTTAGAAGTCTGTTGTTGCAGAAGACCACTCGCAGTGGTTGCTCCTGCTGAAAACAAATTAGCAATCTGTGCAGTTGTTAAACCTGTTTTTACTAAGTCAGCTACTTGAGTTGTTGTAAGACCTGTTGTGGCAGCGGTAGCGGCAACAGTTGCGGCAGTTGTAGCCGCAGGGATAGTTGCCGTTGCCGCAGGTGTTAATGCCGCAGGTGTAAGTGCTGTAGCCGCAGTTGTAGTCGCAGCAGGAGTTAACAAGCCAGGTATAGTTGCAGGTGGTGTCCCCGCTAAAGCACCTCCTCCTACAGCTAAATCTTGAGCAGTTAATGCCGCAATTTGAGCCGCTGTCAAACCAGTTGCGCCAACAGTAGCATTAGCTAAAGCCGCATCAAATGCAGGAACTCCCGATAAAACTCCCTCGCCTAAAAATGCCCCATTACCAATAGGCAAACCAAAAGCAGGGTTAAATGCACCACCAGCCGCTGTAAAAGCCGTATCAAAGGCTGGAATACCTGAAGCAACGCCCTCACCTAAGAAAGCACCATTTCCTATTGCAGGAGCACCAGCCGCACCCGCATTCAATAAAGTTGGCAATCCAAAGAGTACAGCCGCACCTAATGCAAACTCTTTTAGACCACTTTTAACTTCTTGTTGAGTGCCAGTTTTCTCTACTTCACCAGTAGGTGTGTATTGGGTGTACGCTCCACCTGCCCTGTTATCAGTAGCTTTGTATGTGATGACATTTTCTAATGCACCAACTTGCTGATCCATGCCAGAACCAGTAGTTTGATATACAGGCTGAACAATAGTGTCGCCAAGGGTTACTGTTTGCCCATAAGGAACAGTAGCCGCTGCACGAGCCGCAACCGCACCCTCATCTAACCCAACAGCTTGAGCCATCTGAGCAGGAGAGACTCCATAAGTCTCCATAGCCGTGACGATCTCGGCATCACTCATGCCTGGATTAGCAAGCAGAAAATCTACAATTTGTGCGCTAGTTACAGCCATGATTGCTCCTTATTGTGGCTCAACAGGCCAAGTAATAGTCCAAGGGAAACCACTCTGCAAAGGAACATCTCTCAATGCTTGGCAGTAGTCTTTCCACTCTTGTGATGGAGTCATATCGCTACGAAATCTCCAATCAGTTTCTGTCAGTTTATCATCACGGGTCTGACGAACACTCTTAGCCTGTTCAGCATCCTTCTGAGCCTTATAAGCAGTCTCATGCTGGGTAGCAGATGTGACATTGCCAGTATCATCTGTAGTATCTACAAAGACAGGGCCAAGCACATACTTTGTGTACCACTTGCCATCAATCTGCTCAACACCAGAGGCTTGAGAGTATTGGTAAACAGTACCACCAGTTGCTTGTGGGCCTTCAAAGACTACATCAGCACCCAAAGCCTCTAAGACTTCAGTTGTTGTTGTTTCCCATGATGGGCCACCATTGGCTTTTGTGTATGCACGAAATTCTGCTTCGTACATTACTTGTCCTGATTGTGTTCTGATTTGCATTTTATTTCCTTAAGCGATTGCCCACACTAAATATTCAACTCCATTGACATTTAGATTATTAGTGGATTCTTGATTAACAATAAATCCGCTTGAATCTGGGTCAATACAGTCAGTACCTGTTACTTCAGCAGATGTTGTATTAAAAGCCAATGTTGGGTCATTACCAGAAACAATACCTCTAGCTGTGTCTATAACTTTCCAATCTCCTGTTGTGCTAAATGCTTTTATGCAAATGAACCTTGCACCGCCTGTAAAGCCACAGTTAATTGTTTGAGATGAACCATTACCAGTAAACTTGCTTATGTATTGAACACCTGAGAGTGGTGCAAAAAGATAAACGACAAGAGGCGTTCCGTCATAGTAAGCAACAAAAGAAGTTGAAGTTGGAAGTGCTGGTCTTCCTGATTGAATCTGAGCAGCCCTAGTACTATTCAATGCAAGTTCATACTCATCTGTTGTGCCATCAAAGTAAATTGCTTTCCACTCGGCAGTAATACTTCTTGTTTTTTCAAATCGCAGTTTAGGCACAGCACCAAGATTATGAGTTACTGGTGTTGGGTAGCTTGGTGTGACGCAAACCTCATCAAAGAAGCTAGGGGCACGTCTGAAGTTCCAAGAAATAAAAGTGCTTGTGTTTCTATTCACATCAGCACCAGAACCAAGAGAAAAACCATCTTGACCAAGTACAGTCACATAATTAGCGTTTGTTGCTTCAGCAGATGTGTCATTTGGAATTAAATAATTTGTAGCACCACGAAGTCTATCAGTCATTGTTCCATTAAATCCACCGCCATTATCTCTAATTTTAGGAAACACTAAATCAGGTGGAAACCCAAGCCCAGAAATTGACCTTGCGGTAGCGTTACCTGTGTATGTTACAGGGCTAAACACACTAGTCCCACTTGTAGGCACTTTCATCGGGCCTCTGCGAATGGCTATGTAGATGACAGTAGTTGGATTAGTGTAGTAACCAGCGTCTACAATAAATCCAGTTGCTGTCGGATGATATGGATATCCTGCAACACTTTCAGCACCAGAACTATTAGGACTTAATAGTGCGACATTTGAACCTGTACCAGCAGGCATTCCTCGCATTACGTCATACATTTCCCAACCAATAGTCCGATTAACAGTTTTGGCTAAAATAAATTGTGGTTCATATCCTAAATTTACTGGTACTTCACTTCCGCTATATGTAAACGACCCACACGAAATCACATTGTCTGTACCAGTTAGGCCAAAGCCTCCTGCGTCATGGGCAAAGATATACGCAACATAAGTACCACCAGAAGCATTAACTGTTGCATCAGTTCCAACACTAAAAACTGTGCTTGTTGGTGTAGTGCTATTCCATCTTGTTGCACCAGTAGCTTTAGCGGCTGTAGTATTTAAAACAAGATATTCTGTGTTTGCTAATGAACGATGGTAAACCTGCCATGCACCAGTTGCGTCTGTGCGCTTGACAATAATACAAGCGGGAACTGAACCAAGGTTGTGGGCAATGGTTGTGTTTGAACCAGTCCCCGTATAAGTCACAACATCAAAGAACTTTGGTTGCTTTCGGAATGTCCATGTAACATAAGTACCTGTATAAAATGAACGAAAAACAAATCCTGTTGACGAAACTGAAGTAACGCCTTCAACCGAACTAAAATCAACTTCTTGTGCAGTTGTTGAATTAGAAACAAGTCTATTTTGAAAACTATTTCTAGCACTGTCGTTTAAACAATTGTCTGTGCCGCCTCCTGTGGAGCGATTTTTACTCCAAACCAAGCCACCATAAGTGGATAAATCAATGTTATTGGTAATGGTCTGTGTAGAAGCGTTACCTGTTAATAAGTATGTGCTAAACACATCCTCGATGTAGTTTGTAACAACAGGAACACCACCACCAAAGGCATCGTAACTAGCCGCACCAGAAGTTGCTTGTAATGGCATTAAAACCTCCAACCTTTGCTCAGATTTTCGTGAGCAGTTATAACTTGTAAATTCCAAGGAACGTGCATACCCGCTACGCCTTTGCCGTTAATTGGAACGATATGGTCAACATGGTGTTTTATACCAGTTTGAATATACCTTGCTTCAGAAACATCGTACATCTCTTGAATCATGGCTTTATCAATGGCTGTTAACCAAGATGGTGTGGCTGAGTCCTGAGATGCTCTACGCCTTGCACTAGCCGCTATGTATCGTTCTTTATTGGCTTTGTAGTGTTGCTTGAGATACTCAGGATTACGCTCATG